CCATTGTGGAATTTCTATGCCAAACCAGTTCTTTAAGACAAAATAAAAGAGTGCGAATATCGACACCCATAACACTTTACTTTTTAATCTATTTTGCATTCTTATCACTCCTTTATAATTTTGGTTGGTAGTTGCATAAGTTCTGTCATCAACTGCTTTACTGTTCCATTGCCTCCAAGATTTTCATACTGTTTAAACATTTCTTCTATATTTTCCTTATCTAATATAGAAAGTTCTCCTTTTACTTCATATTCTCTATATCTTCTTACTAACTCATTACGAAGTAACGCTTGTACCCCTTCTTCAATTGCCTTTTCTTTAGCTTTATTCTTTTTTACTTTACTACTTAAAAATCCTATCCCAGCACCAAGTATTGCTGGAACTAGATATGATATTACTAATGAAATAACATTTATTTCTGACATAGCGTTTTCTCCTTATTACATATATTTAATAAACTTATCATACCTTTTGGCAACTTCGTGTTCTACAATGCAGCCTCTTGCATTTTCCCAACCTTCCATAAATATTACTGCATCAACTTCACTCATAGCTTCAATAGATTTTGCTAAATACCACATAGCTCTATCAGAAGTTTTAGGTGGTTCTTCTGCAAAAATCGTGTCTATAACTACACACCCTTTATTCTCTAGCTCTTTTACTATCCATTCTCTTTCTTCTCTTATTTGTTCTTCAGTTTTATTTCGCATAGGTTGACTTATCATTACTTTCATTGTTATTTATCCTCCTTACTTAACTTTAACACACCTAATTTATCTAAAATAACCATTAGTCTTTCAAGAGTAATAGGTTGTTGCCAGTCATATTCGCCATTTCCCACACCAGCTATAATCACATTCCCGTTTTCATCTTCCTTTGTTACCTTTTCAAATGTATTTTTAGCCCAACTTGATACATCTTCATTATCAACTTGTTGTTTAATAAGTGTATCTAATGCTTTTTCAACCTTTTCCTTACCATATTTTTCAGTTAATGCTTGTAACATAATTTCATCTTCTCCCTTCCACGTCTTCATAAATTCTTCAGGTGTTCCGTATGTATCTATAAGCCACTTGGTTGAATTGTTCGGCATAAACTTAATCATCTCAACGTGTGGTTTATCAACAAATGTTCTAAAATCACCACCCCAAAACAAGTCATATTCTGTATCATCAAATATTGTTTTAGCTATCGCTCCCACTCTATCAAAGAATCCTTCCGTATTGTCGTATTCCCAACCTTTTTTATTTCTACAAAAATCAAAGGCTACTCCCCAGCAATGTGGGCTTTGATAGCCTCTACAATTTGTTACTATCTTGCCTGGTTCAGTTCTCCCTTTTGCATATAAAGCCTCTTGCTCTGCTTGAGTTCTTAAGGTTTCTGTTACTATTACATCAAGTCCTTGCTTTTTGCACTCATTTAAAAATTTATTTACTGCTAATTGTAGCTCCGGATGTAACTTATCTATTCCACGCATAACTTGATCACTCCTTACTTCTGAATATTCAGGAACATATTTACCTATATCAATGCTGCTTGGATCCGGCAAAATAAAAAGACCTTTTCCGGTCTTTACGTCAAATCCTTCTTCTTCAACATCTATCAAATTATCATCAATGAATTTAATTAATTCTTCTCTTTTTAATGCTCGTCCTGCATTGACTATAAAGAAGTTCTGTACAAGTCCACACATAGCTACAAATGTTGGTGTTGTATAACTTGTTCCTGTGCCATACATAGCTATCATTGTATAGTCTATTTCTTCTCCTACGGATGAATAATAAAGCCATTTTAAACTATCATCTACAGCTCCTATTGCTAAAAATTTGTCGCTTTTGCTTTCGGCTCGTATTCCATTTTCCCCTTCATTCCCTGCGGCTGCGAAAAATGTGCATCCGCTATCAATACAATCTTGAATTGCTTTTTCTTTTCCGCCGTTTACTTTACCACCAGTATTTGAGGTAGTAAAAAGATGTATATCATTATCAATAATGTAATCCGCACAATCGCATTTATAAGAATTAGATGTAAACGTTCCACTAAACGGATAAGCATAGTATGTAGCATCCGGACATACGTCCTGAAGAATGCTCATTACACTTGAACCATGCCATTTACCATTTGTTTCATATCCATTTGGGCATATTACATTTTTCCATCTTTCCGTTTTTTCGTAGTCCTTGATTATCTTTTCATCACTCATTATACGGACATTTTTTCCTTTATATCCTGCCTTATGGAACTTTGTTATCCCTAAAAAATCAAAGGTTTCTTGTTTAGTCATTTAATCACCTCATTCTATAATCACTATCTTCCAAGAATATTTTTTAGCATTTGCACTAAAGTTTGCAGAAGATGTAAGACTTAAAATACCAGTATTTACATCATATCCCCAAGTAAATTCCTTTTCAGTGGAAGAAGTCGAAAAGTACAGTCCTTCTGTAGGCATAGCAACTATATTATCTATAGTTAGTTGTGCATATTCTGAATAATTACTTGCTATATCAAATGAAATAGTTGCACCTGAACCTGTGGGGTATACATCAAAACTTGTACAACCCGACAAATTATTTATTTCATCTGCAAAATTTTGAGCCGGAATCAAATCTGTTGTTCCCTTTTTGTTTCTTATTGCGTTAGCTATATTAGTTAAAAATTCTGTTAAACTCATTAATAACTCGCCTCCAATGCTCCTGTAATAGCTGCTGTGATAGCATCATTTACAAATTCTTCAGTAGCGTAACCTGTTAAATCTACTTCAGGGATATTATTAATAGAGTCATCTACATACTTTCTCACTTCGGCAATTGCTTCTTCTAGTTCTTGAGGTGTTGAATAAATCAAACTACTATCTAAAGTTGCAGTGATGTTTTCAACATCCAAAATAAATATATCTACGTCTAATTTCTTTTCTAATACATCCCCACCAGCTGAATCTATATAATCTGCTGAATCTCCCGCATTTCCATACATAAATAATATTTCTTCTTTTGTATCCGGATCTTCTGCTATAATGCCTATCTCTCTAAAGTAAAAACCTTTATCAACATTTGCGTTATTAAAAGAAATCCCTAAAGTTACTTTTGTATCAGTTACTTTTAATTTACTTATACTGATACTCATTTTTTCTTGGATTAAACCTGTTAATTCTGAAATAGCTTGACTCCCAAGTTCTCCGCTTCCTAATACAAATTTAAGAAAATTTAATGTTTTACCTGCTTGACATTTGTATTGTAGCGCTTGTCCAACTTTAGTTAAGTATAATTTCCCAAAACCCATTAATCAGCACCTCCAACTTTTATAAAATCTCCACAATGTACTTTTGCCCCTATATATAAATTAGCATTTTCTGTTTGAAGCAAATTTACCGTTATCAATAGATTAGCAGGTAATTGTACCCTTAAATCGCTATTTAGTACATTTGCCACATCAGGAAACACATAAGAAATTTGAATTGTTATTTTGTAATTTTCATTATCTAAATCAATTAAAAAATTACCTTCTCCCACAAGACTTTTTAATTTGTTTTTAAGCCATTGTAGATTGAAAGGTAATTGATTTGTTAATTTAGATTTAATTTTAAAACGCCTTTCTTCCACATTTGTAGTTGTATTTACTATATTTAATATCTTCTCATATCTTTCTAAACCGTATCCGGTTGCAGTTTCTGCGCTTATTTCTTTTACTATTTCTTCAATTTTGTCTTCTAAATCTTTCAGTTCTATATATTCTGCTGAACAGATCTCCTTATATTCCTTAATATTCTGTAAAAAAGGTGGTAAGTGTCCAATTAAATCACGCATTAATTACCACCTCGCCCAGTAAAGGTATCTGTTCATTAGTTAATATTAAATTACTAGTAGAACCATTTATCGTTGTGTTTGCTATATCTACCACTCCATTTACATTCAATATCCTACTTTCAATATGGGCAATTCTAATTGTTAGAGATGAACTTATCTCCCATTCTTTTTTTATTTCTGTAAAATAATTATTAATCGCTTCTTCAACTGCTACTTTTATAACTTCTACATCAAAACCTTCTTGAATAGTAAGATTTGTATTAACAGAAATACTTACTCCTTCCGCAGAAACTACAGTAACTATATGGCCTATCGGTGCAATGCCGTCTCCATTGTTACCTACAACATTTTCAACGTTTAATATTAAAGTTTCGCTAGCAGCATTATATGAACTGTCCAAAAGAACTAATTTAACAGTTCCACCACCATTCCAAGTTGGAATAACCTTTATAGCTCCAACGCCATCAATTTCTTTAACTTTCTCTTTATAATCCGCAATATTTCCCCCAAAAGCCACACTGTTGACTGAACTATAAAATCTTTCTTTAAGTTCGTCATCACTTTCTTCATCTTCTCCTGGAACTAATATATCTGATAATTCTGCAACAGATAATCCATCAATATAATCAATAGGCAATAAATATCCATATTGACTATTACCGATTTCCCCCGGAGTTTCACTCTTCATTTGAAATATACCTGTTTCAACTTTTTCTAAAACAGAATAAATAATTCCATTTATGCTAAATCTTTTCCCTTTCTCAATATCTATCAATTGATTATCTGAATTATAGAACATAGCTTTTTTAATAGCACAGGTAGCCCCATTTCTAGCAATTCCAAACTGTTTAGTTAAATTGCTCAAATATTCACCGCTAGAAGTGTCTATAAATACTAAATTAATAACACCTTCTAACCTCTTATAATTTTCTGCTAATTCTAAAGCACATGGTGCTATTGCGTTATATATAACAGAGCCCTCCCTTTTATCTATATCATCACTAACATTACTTAACATTTTATTTAATAAATAATTATATGTGTACTCCTTAAACAATTTACACACCTACTTCCTGCTCAATATTAATTGTTGATCCTAAATTAGT